GAGGTCGTGTAAGTTATGTCATCACCCATCACAACGGCTGAAACATATTTTCGCCACATAGAAACTATAGTCATTGACGTAGTGCTCTTATTGAAAAGGCCTTCATTCGTACCTCGTTCCACGAATGCCAACATCAACATGAATAAAGCGAAAATTGAATTTAAGATAGAAGTCAGGAAATGACCACTAGGGCCACCTCCATTACCACTATCACCTTTAAGGTAAACTTCACCATCCTCCATGATAATAGGCGACATACTAAGCATAAGGCTGAGGTTGTGCCAAATTTGCTTATTTTTCTCTGTTTGAAATTCAGGTTTGAGGAAAGAGAAGAGGAGATTACAGATTGCCATAATAATCCAATGATGTTCATTAGCATCCATTTTCCCAACATCAAATTCCCAACCAACGGAATGTTGTCGCAAATATCGAGCTAGCCGATCCATCCCACCGTACCACGGCGAGAATCCAAGTGCAATGTTAGTTGAAACGTAAGTATGTTCCATGAACTTTTGATTAATGTTCAACATAAACATTTTTGTAATGAAAACGTGCACTATGCAAACCCCTAAAATCGTTCGGAGTTTGTTTGATTTGACTTTTTCGACAGCTCGAAGCTCAAGTTTTAGTTTTTCGTCCAAGAAAGTCGACCAGGTCCCCTCAGGCAAATATTTGTCAAAAACTAGTTTGATATAATCTTTGCCAATGATAGGTGAACCATGTAGTGTGAAGACATGTTCTAGAAAGCTCTGCTTAGTGGCAACAACGCCACCCCAAAGCCCCCCAGGTGTCTTAGACAAATCAGAATCCTCAATGACTTCATCAAGTGTCATCATTCGAGATCCTGACAAAGAAGGTTGTAGTATCATACGAACGGCATTCAGTGCTTGGTCCACATGTGGTGATGTTCTGCCGAGTTGTGGGAAGCGTGCAAAACGCATCATGCTTTCATAAGCAGCTTCAATAGTTTTTCCACAAAGAATATTATCACGATGAAAATCCTTGGCTTCAGGATAAGTACGCAGAATTTTTTCAATATCCGGACGATTTGGTTTTGGATCCTTTTCCTTCAAGCTACCAGGTATACGACCTAAAATAGGCATCAATCCACACATTCTATCGAAACGCGGGCGAGGATCTTTAATTTCTAGATTAACAATTTCGTCTGGATAATTCTGCAACCACGGACCTAAGCGTTTTTTGGCATAATGAGCCACTCGCGTTCCAATGGTGTCACTGAATTGGGATTAGTCTTGTCAAAGGCTCCATCTGGTCCACCCTTAACAGCAGCAAAAACGCTGTTATTGATAAAAGCAGGAGCACCTGACATGCCTTTAACTGAAGATGCAGAATGCGAAACAAGACCTGAACATTGTTCAATCACAGCAAACCCATCACAAATCATTTCGTATTCATGTGTTGCATCAACCGCCACAACATGTCCATGTGTGTGGTGATATGTGATCTCATTGTTGCTGCGATTAAGAATGTGTGCATAAATCGCCAACGGTGCCTTTTCAATGACATCACCTGCATAAAATGGCAGTGATTGCATCTCACGTGGCTTTGGCCAAATCGCAATGTCAGCTTTAGGTGGGAACCAAGCACCACTAGGATGCGTGCTATTAGGATGTTTTTGCAATGGCACAATTTTCGTGTAAGTTGGGGCTAAGAAAACTTCAGGTGCACATTTGTAATTCTCAGCAACATGGCGGTCGGAAACAAAACCCTCCAAACAAGCAAACCCATTTGCGAATAGGCCTGTTGTTTTCTCATGAAACACTGCAGTACAATTACTCGCTTGAAGAACACGCGTTAAAGGTGCGGCATTGGATAAGGAGTGCTCAATAGATGGTATTTTATCCATACAACACTCTTGAAAATGTGTGCAATGATGCCCGCCGCAACGAATGTTACAAGGCTTCCGGTGGTCTGACATAAGCTTTCGATCGTCCTTCAAGTATGGGCAATCAGGTGCATGAAAACAAC